TGCCCAGGCTGTTAAGAAAGCCAATGAACAATACAAAAAATCCATCGTAGAGCTAGACGAAAAGACCAAAAAGAATACCGAAGAGAAGCAAAAGAACACAGAGTCTACTAAAAAAGCAACCAAGGCTACTAAAAGATATGCTGTAACACTTGGCGTAGTTACAAGGTCTCTGAGTGCGTTTGTTCAAAGTATTTCTGGATTGACTCAGCAGCTATTCACAGGCAGCACAGAACTAGCTAGCTTTACTCAACACATACCTTTAATCGGTCAGCATATATCTGTTCTGTCAGAGTACATCGATGATTCCTTTTCGGCATTTCAAACACTGTCGTCGTCAGGTGCAGCTTTTAACAACAACCTTAATGAGTTACGATATACTTCTGCAACAGCAAGATTGAGTCTTGAAGACTTTACTGGAATAATACAAAACAACACTGACAAGTTAGCAGCACTAGGCGGAACAGCGACTAAAGGTGCAAAAGCAATGGCTAACATGACTGATCAGTTAGGAGCTCAACGTACTCAATTGTTAAACATGGGTTTCAACTTCGAAGAAATAAACGAAGCCATGATCGACTACGCATACCTAACTCGTACTCAAGGTAGGGTAGAAAACAGAAACACCAAACAAGTAGCTGAACGGGCAGCATCTTATGCTACTACACTTCAAACCCTTTCAAAACTTACTGGCGAATCAGTAGACAAGCTAAAAGAAGAACAACAGGCAAGACAAAACGACGTAGCGTTCCAGCTTAAACTATCAAAGATGGGCGCCGACGAACAAGAAAAAGTCATGAAAGGAATGGCAGAGGCGGCCGCTGCCGGTCCAGCCGCAGCCGCAAGATTCAAAGAAGTAGTCTTGGGTATGCCTCCGATGTCCAGAGCAACTCAGTTGTTTGAAGCAACTATGGGAGAAGCTGCTACTGGTATACGTCGATCAGCAGAAGATGCTATGAACGCCCAAGTAACAACGTCAGACTATGCGGCTATGAGCAGCAGACGAATGGCAGAGATTACCGCCGCTCAGCTAGAAAGTGCACGAGGTATGGAGAACGTACTGTCGGCTGGTGTAGCGTCTGGCGAAGGTATCGGAGCAGAGCTAGCAGAAATGTTAGGCAACTTGGGCATCGATCTAGCACAGTTTGGTGATAAAACTGGCAACGAATTAGTATCAGCAGTAGAAGCAGAAATTGAAGCATCTAAAGAAGAACAGAAAAGTAGATCAGCGTCAGTTGGCGTGATGGCTAATTTTAACGAGACTCTTGCTAGTGTACGATCATCTTTTGCTAGATTGTTTATTGAAAGCGGTATACTCGACGCATTTGCTAGGTCTATTGATCATGTGTTGGGCATTCTCAATAAACCAGAGGTAATGGACAGACTAAGCAAGTACTTGACGTCATTTACTGACAGTCTTAATACATGGTCGACTGCGTTCAGTAAAGATCCGTCAGGAACGTTAGATAAGATGTGGTCAGACATTGGCGACGGTCTCTTAAAGTCTGTTGGCAGTGGCCTTAAATCTTTGTTTACTAACCCTTATGTGTTAGGAGTACTTGGAACTTCTATCGCCGCTTTGCTTGCCAAAGATGCAATAGTATCTCGCATGGGAGCTAGCGGCGCTGCCGGAGCAGCTGGAGGCCCTCCAGCTGGTGGCAGATCTAGAGGCAGAGGAGGCAGGGGACTAGGCGGAATGCTGGGTAACCTAACTGGAGGAATCCTTGGAGGCGTAGCAAACGGATTGGTAGCGTTTGCTAATCCGATGGTCATCGCCGGCGCAGTAAACATCGGCTTAGTAATTACTGCAATCGGTGCAGGTATAGCAGGTGCAGCATGGATAACTGGTAAACTTCTGCCGACGTTTGTTGAAGGCATGAAGAAGTTTGAAGACCTCGACGGCGAAACTTTGGCTGACGTGGGCAAAGGCCTTCTAGTAATGTCTGGTGCATTAGCAGCATTTGGAGTTGGGTCAGCTGTAGCAGGGTTCGGATCGTTTATTGGAAATATCGGGGAAGGGTTAAACATCCTCACCGGCGGCCAATCTCCAGTAGAAAAATTAAAAGAATTCTCAGAACACAAGATAACCGAACAGCAAGTTAACCAGATTGAATTAAATGCACGAGCATTTAAAACTTACGCCGAAGCAATGACCGCTGTTGGTGCAGGCAGTGCTATGAGTGCTGTAGGATCAATTGCAAGCAGTATCTCAGGATGGTTTAGTGATTCTCCATTAGAAAAATTACAAGACTTTGCAGATGAGAATATCAATCATCAAAATCTTAAACGTAACTTGCAGTCAGTTAAAGACTTCCAGGCTGTATTCAGCAGCATGGGATCAGACAATAACGGTACTATGGGATTAAAGAATCTCGACGTTGATAACGTAATTGACTATGCAGAAGCTATAGAAGAACTAACTGAAGCAATAGCAGATTTGAACAAAGAACTTAAAGGAGACAGTGGCGGAGGCTTTGGCCGAGGTAGGTCTCGTGGCGGAAGTTCAGGCGGCTCAGACTACAACGCAGGCGACTTGTTAGGCCAAATGGACAAGTCGAAGAAAGAAAACGACGTAAATACAACTGACTTGATAAGAGTTTTGGAAGAGATAAAAAACCTAAACAAGCGTACACTCAGATCAATAAACGAAATAAGGGATTCACAATAACATGAGCTGGAAAAAACATTTTACACCGGTTCCGACTGGGAACAACAGCACAGGCAGTTTCTCGCCGCTCGGTGGACAAAGTGGCTCAATGCCAGGACCAGCCACAAGAAATTATACTTCACATCTTCCAGATGTGTACACAGGGTCCCCGAACCGTATCGAAAGATATAACCAGTACAATACTATGGATCAAGACAGCGAAGTAAATGCTGCTCTTGATATTCTTGCAGAGTTTTGTACACAGAAAGACAGTCAAAACGGCACTAGCTTTATTATCAACTTTAAACAAAACGCTAGCACAACCGAAACCACTGTTCTTCAAAAGTATCTACAGCAATGGTATAAGCTAAACAAACTTGACACAAGAATGTTTCGTATTATTCGAAACACGTTTAAGTACGGTGATCAAATCTTTGTACGTGATCCAGAAACTAAAAAGCTATTTCATGTTGACCCAAGTAACCTAACAAAAATTATTGTTAACGAAAGTGAAGGTAAAACACCTGAACAGTATATCGTTAAAGACTTCAATCTAAACTTTGGTGAGTTGGTAGCAACTGCTCCTTACCCACAAGAAGGTCACGTAGGCGATCACGCTACTTCTTATAATAAGGGCGGAAGCTCGCAGGGCTACCTGTCTGGACAGAATACAGCAGGCGGCATAGCAGGTACTAGATTCTCGTTAGACCAAACAGAAATTGCTGTTTCTGCTGAAAACGTAGTTCACTTGTCAATGAGCGAAGGACTAGATGTCAACTATCCATTTGGTAACAGCCTGTTAGAAACTATATTCAAAGTCTACAAGCAGAAAGAGTTGCTTGAGGATGCGATTATTATCTATCGTGTGCAACGTGCACCAGAGCGTCGTGTATTTTACGTTGATGTTGGTAATATGCCAAGCCACCTTGCGATGCAATTTGTTGAGCGAGTAAAAACTGAAATACACCAAAGACGCATTCCAAGTCAGACAGGGGGCGGACAAAATGTTATAGACAGTTCATATAACCCTCTTTCGATCAACGAAGACTACTTCTTCCCGCAAACAGCAGAAGGTCGTGGGTCTAAAGTTGAAACACTACCAGGCGGTACTAACCTTGGCGAAATTGACGACCTTCGTTACTTTACTAACAAGATGGTTAGAGCATTGCGCATTCCTAGCTCATACCTGCCAACAGGTGCTGAAGATTCAAGCAGCCAATACAATGATGGCCGAGTAGGCACTGCCTACATACAGGAACTCCGCTTTAACACCTACTGTGAGCGTCTACAAGGGCTGCTGATAGAAGGTTTTGACCAAGAGTTCAAGCGTTACTTGCTGGAAAAAGGTGTAAACATTGATACGTCGATGTTTGATCTAAAGTTCCAACCACCACAGAACTTTGCTGCTTATCGTCAAAGTGAAATTGACAATGCTCGTATTCCTACGTTTACGCAGATGTCAGCTATTCCGTTTATATCAAATCGCTTTGCACTCAAGCGTTTCCTAGGCCTAACCGAAGAAGAAGTTGCAGAAAACGAGCGCCTGTGGAGAGAAGAGAACGAAGACGAGCTAGACACTGGTGCAGGCGATGCTGCTGACGAGCTACAAGGTGGCGGCGTTACAGGCGGTGGCCTGGAAGGCGACCTTGATGGTCTTGAGGACGAAGTTGATGACACTGGTGGCGATTTCGGCGGTGACGGTGAACCTCCGCTATCAACTACAGACGAAGCACCAGGCGGCGGCGAAGCCGGCGGTGGTGACGGAGATATCGGCGGCTCGATATAAATACAGTTATGATACTACGTGAACTTTTCTACTTTGACCCTGAAACTACCGAACCGACGAAAGACGATTCTTACGAGCCTCAACACGATCAAACTCCAGTTAAGAAATCAGACACTCGGAAAACTAGGTTAACACTAGGTCAGCTCAACAGAATAAGAAAATCTAGCGAACTGCACAAAAAAGAACAAGAGAAAGATCTTGTGCATGTTAAACAAATGTATGGCGGCACTGGGGAAGAAGAGGCACTATGATCTATGGAAGAAGTTGCGTTTGTTTTAGGTAACGGTACAAGTAGAGCCCCAGTAGACATACAAAAATTAAGAAAAAACGGACCTGTTTACGCTTGTAATGCAGTATACAGAACAGACGTTGTAGATCATTTAATAGCGGTTGATGCTAAAATGGTCGCTGAAATAGCTCAATCGGGCTACCAGCATAGACATCCAACCTGGACTAACTTCAGAAAAAGTAATAGAAACTATAATGGCTTTAGATTTATAGAACCTCGTCTAGGATGGAGTTCAGGTCCCTCAGCAATGTTCCTAGCAAGCAGTCACCAAAAGAAACACATATACATCTTAGGGTTTGACTATAAAGGAACTAATAACGGCAAGAATATTAATAACATTTTCGCCGATACCCAAAACTATAAACAGTCAGAAGCAAAGGCTACGTACTATGGTAACTGGTTAAAACAGACTTGTCAAGTAATAAAAGACAACCCAGGAATACAATACACACGAGTTATCCAGCCTGATAATTACTGCCCGCCGGAGCTAAATAACTTTGAGAACTTTAATACTATCCACGTAGATGAGTTCTGTAATATCCTACCGCACGAGTGCATATCTCAAAACGAGCCGTTTTGAGCGCCTTTATCTGCTATTTTAATGAATCTTGTTAAATACAATTGACAGCCTTACCATAGGTACATTTTGTAACAGGAGAACACAAATGGCAGATTTAAGTAAATTCGAACAAATGCTAGAACGGCTCATCAATGAGGACCGCGACGGCGCACAAGATCTATTCCACGAAATTGTAGTTGAGAAATCACGCAGCATCTATGAGTCACTTCTAGAAAGTGATTGTGACGACGAAGACGAAGAAATGGAAGAAGAAAAAGACGAAGACGATGACGAAGAAGGTTATAACGAAGACTTTAACCTAGACGAGTTTGAAGTCGAAGCTGACGACGACATGATGGGCGGCGACGACGACATGATGGGCGGCGACGCTACTGATGACATGATCGGCGACCTTGGCGCAGAAGATGGCGAAGACGACGAAGTTGACTTTGACATGGGCGGCGAAGGCGAAGAAGGCGACGTTGAAGATCGCGTAGTTGACCTAGAAGACGCACTTGACGAACTCAAAGCAGAGTTTGACAAAATGATGGGCGGCGAAGACGACATGGGCTTTATGCCAGGTGACGACGACCAGCAGGATATGGGCGACGACGAAGAAGGCGACTTCGGCGATGACGAAGAAGACGAAGAAGGTGACGAAGAGGAAGAAGACGAAAGTTTCCAATTCGAAGCTAAGAAAGATGACAAGAAAGATGACAAGAAAGACGCTAAGAAAGATGCTAAGAAAAAGACATCAGGCGAAGAAATGCGTGAATACGTAGAAAAGGTTCAGGGCGGCGACCTAGGCTCAAAGATTGGTGGCGATAACGGCACTAACACTAAGTCAACAGTAGCAAGTCCAAACAAAATGGGAGACGGTACTACAGACAGCATCGCAAGAAGCGACGAGTATAGTAACGGCGACCATGCTGGTCTAGGCGATCTAAACGCTAAAGACCAAGACGCTGGTAACGTTAACAAGCCAGGCGGTAAAGCAAGCAAGTCTATGAAGGCTCAGCCTAAAGGACACGGCACAGAAAAGAAGGGTTCAGGCGAATCTGGAGCTTATACCAAGCCAGTAGTTGGCGGCAGTAAAAAGAAGTAATAGGGACGTTAGATGAGAACTTTACAAGAGAATTTGACATTCGATCAAGCGAACATGGTGATTGAGTCTGCTAATGAAGGCAAAGATCTTTATATGAAAGGTGTTTGTATTCAAGGCGGTGTACGCAACGCTAACCAGCGTGTGTATCCTGTAAACGAAATTGGCAGGGCTGTCAAAACTCTCAATGATCAGATCACAGGAGGATATTCAGTTCTCGGAGAAGTTGATCATCCAGAAGGTCTCAACATTAACCTAGACCGCGTAAGCCATATGATCACAGAGATGTGGATGGATGGACCAAACGGCTATGGTAAATTAAAAATATTACCGACACCAATGGGGAACCTAGTGAAGACGATGCTTGAAGCAGGCGTTAAGCTAGGTGTCTCTTCTAGGGGTTCAGGTAACGTATCAGAAGACGGTAGTAATTCAGTTTCAGACTTTGAAATTATTACCGTTGACTGTGTAGCCCAGCCAAGCGCACCGGGTGCTTACCCAACTGCAATCTATGAACACATGATGAACACAAGAGGTGGTATGAAAGCATACGAACTTGCCGAGGCTGCGAAACACGATCCAAAGGCACAGAAATATCTTAAAGAGAGCTTATTAAATATAATAAGCGGGCTCCGATAAGCGAGGAGAATAATATGTTGGACGCATTAAAATCACTCTTCGAGAGCAATGCAGTATCAGAAGAAGTGAAAGCAGAACTACAAGAAGCTTGGGACGCGAAGATCAAAGAAAATCGCCAACAGGTTACTGCTGAACTTCGTGAAGAGTTTGCACAAAAGTATGAGCACGACAAGCAGACAATGGTAGAAGCTATTGATCAGATGTTGAGCGAAAGACTAGCTGATGAAATCCAAGAGTTTGCAGAAGATCGCAAGCAGCTTGCAGAAGCCAAAGCAAAGTACGCGGTAGCAATGCGTGAAAACGCAAAGACACTAAAGAGCTTTGTTATGGAACAGTTGAAGTCAGAAGTTGCAGAACTACACGAAGACAAGAAGGCGCAGGAATCAAAGATTGCTAAGCTGGAAGAATTTGTAGTTGACGCTCTTGCACATGAAATTGCAGAGTTCTATGAAGACAAGAAAGATCTAGCTGAGACAAAGGTACGCCTAGTCCGTGAAGCGAAGACACACTTCGGTAAGGTTAAGAAAGACTTTATTGAAAGAAGTGCTAAAGCAATATCAGAAACTGTTGACGGAGCCCTACGTGGCGAAATTGGCCAGTTGAAAGAAGATATTGAAGAGGCTCGCAGAAACGACTTCGGTCGCAAGTTGTTTGAAGCCTTTGCTTCAGAGTACTCAAACGGCTATTTGAATGAAAAGAGTGAAACTGCTAAGATGATGAAAGTCATTAAAGCAAAAGAAGCTCAACTTTCAGAAGCAAAGGCATTTGCTGCTAAAGCAAAGAACCTAGCTGAATCTCGTAACAAAGATTATGAGAAACTAGTTGAGTCGTCACGCAGAAAAGAGATTATGTCAGAACTTACAAGTCCCCTAAGCAGGGATCAAAAAGAGATTATGACAGATCTTTTGGAAGGTGTTCAGACTAACAGGCTTCGCCAGTCTTTTGAAAAGTACCTACCTAACGTGATTGATGGCAATAAGCCAGCACCACGCAAAGCAGTGCTTTCAGAAGGTAAAGAAGTCACAGGCGATAAGAAACAAGCAAAAAATATGACACAAAAAGCAGACGATTCAAATGTACTTGAGTTACGCCGTCTAGCTGGATTAAACTAAGGAGAAAATGATGTCAGAACTATTAGAATCACGCTGGCAGGATACCAAGACAGCTCTTCTTGAAGGCCTTGACGGTAACAAGAAGTCTGTAATGGCTGCTACACTAGAAAACACTAAGAAGCACTTGCAAGAGAGTGCAACAGCAGGCGCAACATCTGCTGGTAACGTGGCTACACTTAACCGTGTAATCCTACCTGTTATCAGACGTGTAATGCCTACAGTAATTGCTAACGAGCTAGTTGGTGTTCAGCCAATGACAGGCCCAGTTGGTCAGATCCATACACTTCGTGTACGTTACGCTGATGGCGACAATAGCGCGAATGCTGGTGAAGAGGCTCTAAGCCCATTCAAGATTGCTGAAGCTTACTCGGGTGCGCCAGGAAGCAACAAGGCTCCAGCTGCAACATCTTCACTAGAAGGTAACGCTGGTAACCGTATGAGCATCCAGATCTTGAAGCAAACTGTTGAAGCTAAGTCACGCAAGCTAAGCGCTCGTTGGACCTTTGAAGGTGCGCAGGACGCACAGTCAATGCACGGCATCGACATTGAAGCAGAGATCATGGCTGCACTAGCACAAGAAATCACTGCTGAAATCGACCAAGAGGTTCTAAGCAGCCTTGAAAGTCTAGCAGGTACAGCAAGCGAAACTTACGACCAGGCTGCCGTTAGCGGTACTGCTACATTCGTAGGTGACGAGCACGCTGCACTAGCTGTTCAGATCAACCGCGTTAGCAACTTGATTGCTCAGCGTACACGTCGTGGCGCTGGTAACTGGGCTGTTGTTAGTCCTTTCGCACTAACAATTCTACAGAGTGCTACTACAAGTGCGTTTGCTCGTACTACAGAAGGCACTTTCGAAGCTCCAACTAACACTAAGATGGTTGGTACTTTGAACAACGCAATGAAAGTGTATGTTAACACATACTCTGCAGACAACGCACCAGTTCTTATTGGTTACAAGGGTACAAGCGAGTCGGATGCTGCGGCGTTCTATTGCCCATATATCCCGCTAATGAGCTCAGGTGTTGTGTTGGATCCAAGCACTTTCGAACCTGTTGTTAGCTTTATGACACGCTACGGCTATGTCGAGCTAAGCAACACGGCCTCGAGCTTAGGCAACGCAGCAGACTA